ACATTTAGCGCAAATGAAGTTACTCCTAAAACAGTACCTATGCGTGTAAGTATTGGCAATATTGATCGTGGACCAAAAGAAGACGGTATTGAAGTTCGTGGATCTGGTGCTGCAACTAAAGGCCGTATGGCTAGAGGCCCAATGGCATAATGAATTACGTACAGCTTCAGCAACTAATACAAGACTACGCCGAGAATACTGAGGCGTTATTTGTCAAGGACATTCCTCAGTTTGTCCAACAGGCTGAAACTCGTATATACAATTCAGTAAATGTACCGTCACTGCGTAAAAACGTAGTAGGTACTATGACATCAGGAAACCAATATGTTGCGCTTCCAATTGACTGGCTGGCAAATTACTCTTTTGCAGTTATAGATCCAACTACGGGGATGTATAACTATCTGATTAATAAAGATGTTAACTTCATGCGCCAAGCCTACCCATATGCTACTAATAACGGTACGGCATATCAAGGAAACCCAACCGGAACGCCTAAGTACTATGCTTTATTTGGGTCTCAATATTCCAATGTCAATGAAATGACTATTATGGTTGCTCCTGCTCCAGATCAAGCATACCCTATTGAGATGCATTATTACTATTATCCACCTACTATTGTGCAAGGTATTATTACTGGATTTAGCTCAATTACTAACGCTGGATCTTTATACACGCCGGGCGTATATCCAGAGGTGCCATTAACAGGCGGAAACGGCTCAAATGCTACTGCTACAATTACAGTAGGATCTTCTGGTTCGGTAACTAATATTACTCTTAATGACGGCGGTGTTTTTTATGTGGCAGGAGATACTCTTAGCTTTAGCCCTTCTTCTATTGGTTCAGGTACTGGCTCAGGATTTACTGTAAACGTTTACACTGTTTCAAATTCTACCGGCACTAGCTGGCTTGGTGATAACTATGACCCAGTCCTATTCTATGGTGCAATGCGGGAAGCTCAACTCTTTATGAAGGGTGAGGCTGATATTGTGGCTAATTATGAGGCTAAATACCAAGAAGCCCTGTTAGAGTTTAGACGCTTCTGTGACGGTCTTGATCGTGGTGATAGCTATCGTGACGGTCAGACCAAGCTTAATATTAATCTTAAAGGTAATGTGGTCTCATGATTACCCAGACTTCTTGCACAATTTTTCAGCAGAATTTGCTAAATGGTAATGAGAACTTTACTACCGGAACCTATAAAATTGCGCTCTATAATGCATTGGCTAACTTAAACCAGCAGACTACGGCCTATACATCGGTAAATGAGGTTGTTGGCACAGGATATACAGCTGGAGGTCAGGTATTAACTATATCTACTCCGCCTACCCAAAACAGCCAATATAATGTTACTTATGTATCATTTCAGAATGCTGTTTGGAATCCCGCATCCTTTACCGCTAGGGGTGCATTAGTATACAATGCAAATACTGGTGCAGCATGTTTTGTGCTTAATTTTGGGTCAGATAAGACTTGTACAAGTAGCTTTACCGTGCAATTCCCAGCAGCGAACTATTCGTCTGCTATTTTAACCATTGGAACTACCACAAGTAGTATTAACTATAGCAGTTCAGATTAGGAGTAATTATGCATAAAGAATTTACAGGCTCTGGCGACTATGCTATAGCTACACTACAGGCCAAAGCAACTAACTTAGAAAACGTAGCTGCTGATGGTTACTACCATGTTGTTTGCCGCGATAAAAACGGTAACGTTAAATGGGAAGATAGTATTGAAAACCAAGTTGTTCAACAAGGCAAAATCCTTGCAATGAATAATACATTCTTTAGCGCTACTGCTATTGTTGGTCCATACTTAGGTTTGATCGGTTCTTACACCGGATTTAGCCCTACAGATACATGGGCGTCACATTCCGACTGGACTGAGTTTACTGCTTACACCGTATCTGGTACAGCTCAACGTGGTACAGCCGTATTTACAACTGCAACTGGTAATAACGCAACTGCTGCTGGTACTAATATTGTTTCTAGTGCTGCTACTGCCGTAACATATACGATTGCAGGTGCTGGTGGTACAGTATCTGGTTGTTTCTTATTAACAGGAACAGGCGCTACTGCAGCATTTACCAATACTTCAAGTGGAACCTTATGGAGCGCTGGTGCGTTCTCTGTAGCTAAAACTACTACCGCTGGAGATACCGTCACGGTAACGTACACGACCACTGCGACAAGCTAAGAGGTTTAAATGACCTTTATTGTTGCAGACCGTGTCCAAGAAAATGGAACCGTAGCTACCGGCACTGGCTCAGTTAATCTGGCTGGTGCGGTAAACGGTTATCAGTCTTTTATCTCTGGAATCGGCAACGGCAACACAACCTATTACACAATCTACGACCCTACTGCATTTACATGGGAAGTAGGTATCGGTACGGTTGCATCTGGTACTCCTAATACTTTGGCCCGTACTACAGTTTTTTCAAATAGCGCTGGTACACAGCCATCTAAGGTTAGCTTTAGCACTTCAAATACACTAACAGTATTTGTTACCTATCCTGCTGAACAAGCTATTTACACGGGTTCTAATGCGTCATTAAATACGGTAACAGCAACATCTACTGCATTTCCATTAAGCACGGCTTCTTCTGGCGTGTATTCTTATGGAACTATAAATTATTCCGATACAGGTATCTGGGCTTCTTATGCAGCTAACGTCAATAGCTATGCTCAAGTTATCTACCAAAATACCAACAACGGTACAAGCGCATCTACAGACGTTATTGTTAGCTCAAACGGCGGTACAGCTACTACCAACTATGGTGACTTTGGTATCAACAGTTCAACTTACTCCGCATCAGGAAGCGTATTAAATTCGCCCGGCATTGTATATTTATATTCACAAAGCACAGACTTAGCGATTGGTACTAATACTTCTAATGCTATTCACTTTGTAATTAACAATTTAACTACCGATGCGATGACAATTAACGCCGCTAGTTCGGTAGCATTTAACGGACAGTACGGTTCTACTGGACAAGTTTTAACTTCACAAGGTTCAAGCACACCCCCAGTTTGGGCTGCTGGCGCTTCTAATGATGTAGCGTACTTTTTATCATTTATGATGGGCTAACATGACTACTTATTCAAACACCTCGTATGCAGCAAAGAACGTAGGCACATCAGCCTCTACTGTAATTTCTAGTATCTCCTCAGGTACAGTTGCTATCTCTAGCTGCATCGTATCAAATACAACTAACGCCCCTATTACAACATCTGTATACATTACTCGTAGTTCAGTAAACTACTATTTGGTTTATCAGGCCACTATTCCTGTTGGCGGTTCTATTGAGGTCATTCAAGGCAATAGAGTAGTTATGATTGCAAGCGATTCGTTATCTGTAATAAATAGTGCAGCCACTTCTGGGGATTGTTGGGTATCAGTCTTAACGGCACAATAATGACATATATCGGTAATAACTTAACGGTTCAGCAGTATAGCCCACAAATTGCCTATTTCTCAGGCAATGGCACAGCTACGTCATTTACTTTACCTAGTGCTGTAGTATCTGCGGCGCAGATTATTGTTGTTGTGGCTAACGTAATTCAAAACCCATCTTCCGCTTATACAGTATCTGGTACAACACTAACCTTTACATCAGCCCCACCTAGCGGCACAAATAACATCTGGGTTGAGTATACAAGTTTACAGACAAATACAATAGCACCTAGTGCGGGGACTGTTGGACAAACTCAAATTAATTCTTCTTATTCTTTATGGAATTTAAGTAGCGGAAATATTAATTACACCGCTGGTAATGTAGGTGTTGGTACAAGTAGCCCAGGATATACGTTAGATGTATACGGGAATTTTAGATGTTCTGGCTCAACAAATGGTTCAGTTATTGTGGATGGCGCTGCTGCAGGTAACCCCTATGTTGGATTAGCGCAATCTAATTCATTAAAAGCGTATATGCAGTTGTTAGGAACATCATCGCATCAATTGATTTTTAATATTGATAGTTCACAAACAGTAGCAATGACAAGTTCTGGATTGTTTCTTTATTGTACAAGCGGCACATCTGTAGGTTCACAAACTGGTGCATCAAATGTTTCAACTTTTAACCAAGCTGGAATTACCTTAACACAATACGGTGTTAGCACAGGTTTTTATTATGACCGACTAAACTTTACCAATTCACAATACTTTGTAGTTAACTCAAGCGGTACTGGAGTTTATTTAGGTAATGGCTCAACATCGTGGACAGCTTATTCTGATTCAAGACTTAAAAATGTAACAGGTACATACACAAACGCATTAAATGATATTGCCCAATTACAGCCAGTTAAGTTTACTTGGAAGTCTGATAAAGAAAATAAACCATGCGTTGGTGTTATTGCACAAAGCGTTCAACCAGTAGTTCCTGAAGCAGTAGATACTTCTAAGTTGCCAGGCGGCAGCGGGGATGAAACAGAATATTTAGCAGTTCGTTATACAGAACTTATCCCGCTTATGATTGCTTCGATACAAGAACTTAAAACAACCGTAGAAACACAGGCAGCAGAAATTGCCGCACTCAAAGCTAAGGTAGGTGTGTAATGTCAGTTAGCGTAATAGATGCAACTTCTACAGGGTCTACGGGAACCGTAATGGTTAGCGGTAATATGCCAACTTTTAGTGCTGTTATGTCTACAACCCAAACTATAAGTAATGGAACGTTTACAAAAATAAATTTTGACACAAAAAATTGGGATACAAATAGTAATTACAATACTTCTACTTATAGATTTACTCCAACTGTAGCTGGTTACTACCAAGTAAATTGTTCAATTGATGGTGGAGCTTCTAGTGGTCAGGTTCGTGTAATTTCAAATATATACAAAAATGGCAGTCAATATAGAGTTGGTCAAAATACCAATACCGCATCGGGTGGTTCATTTAGCGGTGTTTGTAGTGCATTAGTTTATATGAACGGTACCACTGACTATATTGAATGTTGGGGGTATATTGGAGCTTCAACCTGTATAGTTTCTCCAAGCCCAGCAACGTGGTTTGAAGCCGTTTTAGTGAGGGCCGCATAATGCCATATATAGGTTCTTCACCTTCACAGGTTGCCTTCTTAGTAGATACGTTCTCAGGTAACGGGTCTACAACCGCCTTTACTACTTCTGTAGCACCAGCTAATACGGCTTCTGTTTTGGTTGCAGTATCTGGCGTTCTTCAAGACCCAAGCACATATAGCGTATCAGGTACAACCCTAACATTCTCTGCGGCACCACCAAGCGGAACAGGTAATATATCAGCCCGCTATCTCGGTATTCCTGCATCTGGTGTAACAACTACAGCCTATCGTACTATTACCGAATTTACTGCAACCGCAGGACAAACTACCTTTACCCCACCATCTTATACAGTAGGATTTATTAGTGTCTATCGTAATGGTGTTTTGCTAGGCACTGCCGACTATACTGCTTCTAACGGCACAACCGTGGTCCTTGCTACTGGCGCTACCGCTGGCGACCTTATTACTACGCAGAGCTTTTATGTATCATCAGTATTAAACGCTATTCCGGCAACGGCTGGATCAGTAAGTCCGGGGTATCTATCAGGCAATGCACCACAACCTACTGTGTATACAAGTGGCTCTGGAACTTACACAACTCCATCATATGCAAAATCATTGTGGATAAGAATGGTGGGCGGTGGTGGTGGTGGTGGTGGTGTTGGCTTGTCGTCTGGCCCGAACGGAAGCGCTGGAGGTACAACCACATTTAACTCTATAAACGCAAATGGTGGATCTGGTGGTACAGGAAATACAAACGGACCAAATGGTGGTGCTGGTGGTGCTGGCGGCTCTGGTGGTTCTGGTAGCGCAACATTTAGAACTGCGGGTTCTGCCGGAATAGTCGGTCCTTCAGGAATTGGTTCATCCCCATCTTATGATTCTTCCGGTTCTGGTGGACCATCTGTATTAGGTGGTGGCGGTGCTACACCTGCTCAAGGAGGAAATGGTAATACTGGTGGTTATGGCGGTGGCGGTTCTGGTGGTGGTGGAGTTGCAGGCTCAACTTCAACTACAGGCGGCGGCGGTGGCGGAGAATATGTAGAAATATTTATTACATCTCCAGCATCTAGCTATTCTTAT